GCTGATTGATATTTTTGCTTTAAAGTCTTTGAAGGATTAACAACGCCAGCAGTGATTACATCATTTTGCTGAGTTCCGTTGCTAATAGCGTCATCAACGACAGTAGCATTTTCGGTAGAAGCAACAACTTGCTTAGTCTCTGTAGCCATTGTCTCTTTCTTCTCTTCTTTTGGCATCTTAGAGGCTTTATAAGCTTTGTTCTTCTCCTTCATTAAAACGCCCATTTTCTTTTTATAGGCGGCGAAAGAATCCTCATCCAAATCTCTGATATCGTTAGCAATTACTTCCCTATCTTCTGAATCAAGATCAAACTCTTCATCAAGTCCAGCCATTCTGGAAGAGAATAGTTCTTGCTTCTCCTTAGAAGCTTTTTCTTGTTGTAGGGTTTCTAAAGATTGCTTGAGAGTATCAAGCTCTTTCTTTAGGTTTTCAGAATCAGCAGAGAGACTAGCATATTTCTCTTCAGCATTCTTGATTGCGTCTTCTTTAGCTTTCTTCTCAGCAGCAAATTTCTCAGAGGCTTCCTTGAGTTGCTCTCCGATGAAATCTCTGATGGAAGAAGCGGTTGCTTCTTTAAGCAACTCATCAGTAATTTGCGATACTTCAGATATTTTCATATTCTTTCTTTCGATAATTACATTAGATTCTAAGGTTTGTGAAATTTCTTCTGCTTTTTGCTGCACTATTTCTTCTGATTCTGGTTTTTTGACACTAACGCCAACAACATCAGCAGCAGGATTTGCAGTTAAACCAATTCCAAGAGGAAGGACTTTTCCTTTAATTTTACGGTAAACAGACTGATTTTCGGTTAGTCTTCCGCTACCGCCGTATCCGGTTAATTTACCCTTAATCTTCTCAATCTCTTCTTTGTCAGAAATTATAGAAGCGTTCTCAATGTTCTTCTCGCCGCCTTCTAAAACAGCTATCTCAAAATCATTAAATCCTAATTCCCAAGAAGCACTAACCTTCATGTAGTTATTAGAAGTAGGATCGTTTGACTCTTCTATTGTATTTGCAAGATCTTTATTTACGATTTTCCAAATAACGCCACCAAGAGTGACATTGTATGGTTCTTTTTTATCTTTTACTTGCTCTTCCGTAAGAGGCAAATCGGTGCCAAACTCAGAAAATCCTGCTGATAAAATAACGCCAACTATATTTGAGCGATTATGCTCAATGTTAATTGGCTTATTTATGAAATTTTTGTATACCTCAGTAGCAATAGACGAATCAATTACATCTCCATTTTTATTAACGCGATTTACAACACAGGCGTTAAATGCAATAGGTAAAAGGTCCATATTAGATCCAGCATTGACTTCAGGAATAAAATTCCCTACATCGACTAAACTGGCTAATGATAGATATTTATCTTTTTCCTCAGATACGAGCGGTCTTATTGAGGAACTAAACGTTGTTAAAAAATCAAAATTCATATTTATTCTAGAAAATAATTAATACTACCGATTGAATTTGCAGGAGAAATAGCGACTCCTGAAAAATCAGGAACTTCTATAGGAACTGAAAGATTACAATTACCTTGAGCAACATAAGCTAAAACATTACCACTAGTTACCGTATTTGCATTCAACAATGTAATAGCATTGTTAGTAGCCGTAATATCGGTAATAAAAATTCTTGAATTTCCACTATTAGGAGGCTGAATCACTACACCAGAAGTAGTGAAATTAACCGTAATACCATTTACCGCAGCTACTCCATTTTGAATAAAAGATTTCATTGTTTTATATATTATTTATTTTTTTTATATTGTAGCAAGCAAGCTTGGAATTTTTCTTTGTCAGTTCCCTCTTTAGAAGGGATACATTTTTGAAGGAAATCTTTGAAATTTTGACCCTCTGTTTCGCACATTGACTTGTACTCTTCCTCTTCTTCGTAAGAAGCGTAGACTTGAGCGCGAGAGAGTTGATCCATTGTTTTTGTTAGGACTTCTCCCTTTTTATAAGTTGGGCCTTCATTAGTTACTTCATATGAAATAACTTTACCCATTTGATTTGGTAAATCTTTGATTTCTTTTATAATTCCTTCGCTACCATAATGATAACAATTCTTGTTAACGTTTCTAACCTTCTGACCAACCATAAACATTGGTTCAGAACTCATGTAATTAGCGTCAGACTCTTCAGCAAACATTACATAATTATGTATCATTACCATGTAATCTTCTGTGATAGCGATCTTACCTTGTAAGAATGACTCAGTTAAATTTTCTTTAACCTTTTCATCATTTAAAGCATTAAGAATGTTTTCTGCATGAGTTTTAATAGAATTTAAAGAGCCAACTGACATTTCTAAATATTCATTCTTGTACTCTTCCATTTCGCTCTCTTCGGATTCCATCTCATCTTCAGGCTCCACCATCTCTTCGGCCTTTGATAAATCAGGCCAAATTTTTAAAAGTTCACTTTGATCCCAAAGAGTAAAGCCATCCCACTCTTCTTCATTAGCTTGAGCTTTCTTTAAAGCATCTTGCTTTGGATAGTCTTTTTCTCCGGGCTTTGCTGGCTTATAATTCTTACCAAGACGTTGTTTCTTCTTTTGGATATTGTACCAAAGACCTTTTCCAGCTTCTGTTTCTAAACTAAATACCTCTTCTGAAGCTTTAACTGGAGAACCCGCCCTCCATTGATAGCATGACCAGTATTTAGCCTTCCATTTTGGTCCGGGGTTTTTGTCGCAACCATGTCTTGCTCTAAAACTTTTTCTTCTAGCAGGATCATCTCTCTTGATCTCCATGTTAGGATCACCAAAGTTAACCTTTACGACGTTTCCTTTTTCATTTTTGACATAAACAGAAAACTTTTTAGGCCCATCAGGAGTCCTGAATGGCTTATTTAATGTTTTCTTTTCTTTGTCTGCGGCGACGATCTTAGAAGAAATATCGATTTCTAATTCTTTGGTTTTCATATTAAATATATTCTAGCCAGTTTGCTTTTTCTTGTTCTGTATCTAAATATAAGTCATTCTCATCTTCAAAATCATAATCAAGATTATAATCTTGGATATCGGTATCGGCTTGAGAAAAGTCGCTATCATTTGGTTCCCAAGAATCAGAGATATCAATCTCTGAAGCTCTAGAAATATCGCTATCAGCTTTGCGATAAGAATCTTTAACTGGTTTACCAGCCATCATTCTTAAAAATGTATTTACACGGGCCATTGCCCATTGGCCTCTAGTTTTTCCGGGTCTATGACTTGAACTAAAAGCACCTGCGCCTCTGCGATATACTTTCTTTAATTGAGAAAGAGAAACTTTTTTAGAATATTTGCTGTTGTGTTCTTTGACTTTAGCTTTTAGAGCTTCTACTACTTTAGCAGAAAACTGTATTGCTTTGTCGCTTTTTGTACCTGCGCTACCAGCAGGATTTTTCGCAGATCCTTTGCGTCTTTCAGAGGGTTTAGCAGGGGTCTGAGCAGAGCTTTTAGGCCCAGACCTCTTTGATTCTAAGATTTCAATTTCTAAACCCTGTAGATTCATATTTTGTAACTTATTATTTATACACTAAAATTTATCGATTAAGGAAATTATAATGGACCGTTAGTATTAAAGTTCGTGTAACTTAATCCTTTTAATAGTCCGCTCATGAATAAACCATTAGCATGAGGATAAGAATTCATGTCCATATCACAATAAAAACTAAAATCTAAAACAGCATTTGCGCCGATTGAAGAGTCATAAGACAAGTCTTTGAATTTTGCGCCTCTGATATCGTATCTAATGATCGTATCAGAACTCTTATTCATTTTGATAACAATATCATACTTAGAATTAGACCTTATGTCTGATAATAAATCGCCTGAGTAATTTAAATTCCTATAAATGGTAGAAAAAGAACCTTCAACAGTAATTGGAGTATTTATTTGCCTGTCTACTGGATAAACATAGCCTAAAGTTTTTAAAGGCTCTCTTTCTAATGGCACATTAAAATTAAAGCTTTGTATTGCGGCATCTTGAACTATCTTATTAGACTTAGTTTTAGAAGTAGAGTTTACATCATATATATCAATAACGATTTCACCGGGGAGCAAGACTGAAATTGTATTGCCAACTTCTTCTACAGAAGTATTATAATTTGGGATACTAAAACGAACTCCAGTATTCAATAGACCACTCTTTGGATCTAAATAAGGAGATATCGCATTAGTTCCAGAAGAGTAATACATTACATTGTGAGCAGCATAATTAACAGTAGCTTTAGGAAAGTCATTTACCTGAGCTTGAACTCCATAAGAAGTAATGTAACAATTACCAAAAGCTAATACTGGGAAACCAGAAATATTGCTGCCTATTGTATCTGTATTATTTGAGCTAATACTTAAGAATAAATTGCGTTGGTCTCTATACTTAAATGGATACTTAAATGTATTGTTAGTTGCTTGAGTTAAATCATTATTAAAAGCATAGCTCTGGTCTCCAAAAGAAAAACCAGATAGGATATTGCCGCTAGGATAAACTTGACCACCATCAAATTGATCTAAATTAGGAGGTCCAAGTTCAACATAAAAACCCATACGAGCTTCGTTTCGTAAATCTTTGATATTATAATTAAAACTAATACTGACATCTGGAGGAGTTAAAGTATAATCGTAAATTGCAGAAGCGTTTCCAATCTCCGAGAACCTTAATGGCTGAGTATTTATTTGATAACTAAATTGGTTTATTCTTTTAAGCGGTTGAATTAAATTATAAGCCCCAGTGTTAAATAATATACCGTTTTGATCAGAGAAAAAATAACCACTCGCTGGAGCAGGTCCAACGAATAGCAATTCGTTATTGTATATTACTCTGTTTGTAGCCATTATATTTTGCTATGGTAGAGCAAACTAGCCATGTAAGAATCGACTTGATGCTCGCAAGCTATTTCGTGAATTTCATCAATTCTTTGAGGATTTTTATCTACAGGAGTTTCAATGTATTCATTTATTTTAGAATTCCAATTAGATTTATCTTCATTAGCAACAATAATCTTAGTAATATCAAGAGCGACTTCTTTTTGTTTATCGTTTAGCTTTTTAAGTTTGTGCTTTTTCTTTAGAGAATTCTCCACTTCTTCTCCTAATTTACTTGTAGCTTCTACAATGTTTTTTAATTTCATTACACTGTAATTAGCCTTAGAAGAGGTGCCAATTGGTTTGACGTTTTTGGTAGCTTGTTTAATTCCCGTCGTTCCTCCGGGTCTACCTGCTTCTACTTTAGGACCGCCGATTAAGGGCTGATAAAAACCTTTGTCTTTCAAATCAACAAATGATGTTTGAGACTGGACAGACTCATCTGGAGTTGGAAGCACTCCAGTTTCAATAGCCTTAAGCCCCTCTTCTGGAGTGAGAACACCAAGTTCAATAAGACGAGTATAAATTCTATTAAGATTTTGATCTGTCTTGAGATCCATATCCTCAAAGAAAGGAGTAGGAAATACTTTAAACCCAATTTCTTTAGAAATTCTTTTAACTTCAGGAAGCAGAAAGTCAGTTACGAAAGCTTGTCTAGCTTGTAATAATTTTTGACTCAATAAAGAAATCTTTGCGCTAGTGTTAGCAAATTTTTCGTTTGTTATTAAGATATTATTTAATCCAATATTAATATCCTTATCAATTACTTCATACTTTTTAGGATCAAGAATGTCAGCAATTTGAGGGATAACAAACTCTGCTTTTGTTGTATAGTCTGCAATCAAAACTCTGCCAATTGATTGATTAGCGAAGAGATTTTGCATTGTTTTTAAGTTCTCTTGGTTAACGCCGCCCTTATCAGGTTCAGCACCCATCGTTACAAGCAAGATTACTTGCTGGATTGTTCTTGTAAGAGCCATGTCCATACGGCGCATTTCAATTTTTGCGCTAATATCTTCAAGAACTGGGAAACCCATTGGCACAGCAAAAGGTTCATAATCTTGTTTCTTGTAGAATACAGCGTAGAATTTCTTAGTATCTAAATGTAATAGAACTGCTGTAGCTTTTCCTTTTAAAACTTGCTCTTTTACTAAAGGATCAAGAGAGTCTAATATTTCTTTGTCTTCTTCTGTTCTTGGATTTCTAATTTGCTCAAGTTCGTAATCAGTTAATACTTTATAGTACTGTCCTCTATTAAAAGAAAGATTACCATTTACTTGAACATCCGCTGGATTAATAATTATATACCTAGCAGGTAAAGAAATTTTTGCCGCTAAAGCTTCAGAACCGAAAACTTGGCTAATTTTAGTTACATCTTCTTCTCTTATAGCAGCATCGTATCTATAAATGAAAACATTACCAGAACGGTAGTATTCTCTAAAGAATTTATCTTGAAGGGCTGTAATATTTATCTTATTGAATAGAGCTTGGAAGAAATCTCTTGCACTTTTATTGCCGCCTTTGAGATGTATATTGCCGCAAGACAATTCTGACATTAGGTCAATAGTATTTCTGAAAAGACCGAAATTATAGTAGGCTTTCTGGCACAAAATTACCGTGTCTCTTACATCAATATTAGACTTATTGTAATTATACCCAGTGGCATAATTAAATGGCACCATTCCATCATCGATATTTCGAAAACGATCTGTTCTCTCAATAGTTGATGCGGCATTTCTACGGCTTCTCGTCTCGGTAACTCTGCTCGCTACACCGCCATGAGCAGGAGTAGAGCCTTCTACCATCATTGGAGCGAAAGAAGATTCCTCAATTTTTTCTTTTTTAACCTTTGCCATAAGCCTAATAATTAATTACACATTTTAAATTAAAATTGGTGTAAATCCCGCAGCTACTATTTTATTTTCGGTAGTCATAATGTCATTATAGCATTTGGAACCCCATTTCGCTAACATTAAAGCAGTGTAATTATCTTTTCTTGCTCTATTAGGAGAATTAGAACGTTTTAAGTGTTGAGGTAAATCAAAATTAACAGACCCACGGCTTGTAGTAGTAAACTCTACGAGTGAGCATTGCTTTTTGGTATTATAAACCAATAAATCTTGATGTTCTATAAGATCTAACTTGTTCCAATCTTTGATATCTTCTATAAAGATAAGATCTTCAGGTATTCTCTTGTTTATTTCTTCATTAAAGAAAGATTCGTTGGCTACAGTTTTAGATGCGAACCAAATTTTCTTATAGTCAATAGCTGCTTGCAGATTTTCATTACCTCTTCTAATAAATGTAGTTGTAAATACCTGAGTTACTGCTATTTGTTTATTTTCTAAGTTGTATTGGCTCTTGGCTTTCTGAACCATCTTTGTATATTCAATACCCTCAAGATCAGAATCAAAATCAATAAACTTTATCTTCTCAGATTCCGAGTTTACATACTGAGATTCATTATAAGTGTTAAAGAATATATCAGCACCAGCATTATCGCAAATGATATAAACAATATTAAAGCTCGTCATCAAGTAATGAAAGTATTTAATATGGCTGTTTAAACTTCCAAGACCTGCGTATGCGTGGACGAGAACATCGTTCTTATTTTCTCGGTCTATTTCTAAAATTGCCATTGCAAAATAGTCAGCATTTGGACTGTCGCTCATGTTAGGGTCCATTGCTAAGATATATTGCTTGCCAGAATCTCCTCTAATTTGAGAATGCGGTCTTTCTTCAAACTTAAGAGTACATTCTTCCATCTTCTTCATGCTGAAATAAGAATCACTGCCGTCAGTAAACTGAGCGCAATATTCTCTCAAGAAAGAAGCGTGAGAAGATCCACCGTTTTGAGCT